CTGCATAACGCAATCAGAAATAGCTCATTAATTTATAGTGAGCTATTTACTTTTCCCGAAGCTGGGGATATGATTCCCAACAGTTGAAGTTGCGCACTGATGTTTTCAGGGTGCAAAAATCGACAATTTCCGCTAAAAGTGAGAGCCAAGAAGCGCCACGGTTACCAGCCGAAGGCGCTTTTTTATTGCCTGCACAACAGGTGAGAGCATTTGCGCGCTATGGATGCGCTGACCAGCCAATATACCAGGCGAGTGCTCTCTCCGTTGTGGTGAATAAGGCACAGCCCCAATCAGTGGGAATTCACAAGGGTGTGCGCAGACTCCTCGTGCCGAATAGATTGCGTACCACAACTCAAATCTCAAAATCACGCTCTTTTGCGATTGCGTGAGTTTACTCAAAGGTCGCCATAGAGCGGCCTTTTTCTTTTTGCGCTCACCCAAATCTTTCACTTCATTCCCCTGTAACGAAGGGGTGACGCGCACTTTTCTTGCGACTACAGACAGCACCGACCGTTATCACGGAGGTGAGCATGAGTATCGATATGAGCAAACTGGCTTCAGGCGCAGCATATGGCGCATCTGCCGGGACGATAGCCAACGGTTTGCTGACCAAGCTAAGTCCCGATGAATGGAGTGCTGTTGGTGTGCTGGCCGGTATTGTGGTCGCTCTAATCACCCTCGGCATCAACTGGTATTACAAACGCAAAGCCACTAACGCACAGATTGCCGCGTTACAGCGCTGGCCTTCCGCGCCAGATATCACTACCGAGGACTAACCCATGGCTATGTCCAGTAATCTGCGCAACAAGCTAATCGCTGTTGCCGGTGGTGGTGCTATCGCTATCGCTACAATCTTTCTTGGTGGCAAGGATGGCGTAGAGGGCCGAGTGTACGAACCCTACAAAGATGTTGCTGGCGTATGGACTGTCTGTGATGGCCATACCGGTAACGACATCATCAAAGGCAAAACGTACACCGACAAAGAATGCGATCGCCTGCTGAGTGCTGACCTGCAGCCGGTTAAGCAATCAGTGGACAGCATGGTGAAAATCCCGCTGGGCGAATATCAGAAAGCTGCGCTCTACAGCTTCACCTACAACGTCGGATCCTCTGCGTTCTCGAAATCATCCCTGCTGAAAAAGCTCAACGCAGGTGATGTGACCGGAGCGTGTGAAGAGATGCGCCGCTGGGTTTATGCCGGTGGTCAGAAATGGCGAGGCCTGATGAACCGCCGTGATATGGAGCGATCACTTTGCCTGGCGGAGAACGCCAATGACCTTAAGTGATATCAAGTGGGGTGCGGCTACGATCGCCATCCTCGCGCTGGTCATCATTGGTTTAGGCGTCACGGTGAAGATTCAGCACTCTACCAATGCTCAACTGCAGACGGAAAAGAAAACCCTGACGCAGCAGAAAGAGCAGGCAGAGGCCATCACCAACAATGTGATCACCGCCGTCAACCTCATTAACGACATATCCCGAGCTACCCATGACGAGAAAGAAACACTTGCTTCGGATGCTGGCACTCGGGTTGTGTATATCAGAGATAAGCTCGCCAGTGATGCGTGCGCTAACACCGTTATTGATAACGATGCTGTTAACAGCCTGCGGAACTACGCAGACGGTTTACGTAAAGCAACCGTACGTCCCGCTAAGTAGCGAAATTACCGCTGACACTGCTTACCCCATTATCCCGGACAACATGACATGGTCGCAAAGTCTGCAACTCAACGTGCAGGCATTCAGTGCCATTGGTCAGTGCAACCTGGATAAGGCCGCCATCCGTAAAATCGAACTGGAACGGCAGAAATGAGCAAATTTATCGCATGGCTGAAAAGCCTGTTTATCCATTCACCTGAAGAGAAAACCGAAATGACCGATCAGGTTGTAGAAGTCACCCCAGCAGCAGTTACGACCACAGACACGGCAACTGCTATCACCCCAGCCGCCGAAGTGAAAACTGGCGTTGCTGATTTCGAGACTGCGCTGAAGTTTGTCGAAGACGGCGTAACAGTGCTGGGCGATGCCGCAAAAGATGAGCTTAAGGCTCTGGCTAAAAAATACCTGTAACGGAGAAAGGTCATGACCGTTGAAGTCACCGCAGTAGAACTTAACGAAGTATTACTGGATGCAGATGTGCAGGCGCTCATCGTGCAGAAACTGTCAGAGAAGAAAACAGCAGGGCTGGCCGATGCTTTAACGGCACAGTACAAAAGCCTTGGCATCATCACTGACAGTTCTGAACCAGCCAGTTCCGATAACGCAGGCACTGACCCGAGCGCAACGGACACAGCGGCCGACAGCGCAGAAGCTTAAGCTTAACGCCGGTTAGCAACACAAGGCTCATTCACTGAGTGGGCCTGATGATGCTTACCCGACAGTAGCATTGTCGAGCATGCCAGATGGAGCCAGCGACCTTAAATCCAGTTAATCCATCACCAGTTTGCAAAGCGTTGGTCTGTCGCTGTATCGGTGAGATATCTGTGACCCTGCAATCCTCCAGGTGAGAACTCATCGGTAATCAAAAACAGGCAAGCAGGGTTTATAGGCGAAAGCCGACTTTCCCCGACATGCAGTGAACGCCAACTGTGCGAGTTTCAGGCGTGGCAATCTGAGAGCAGATACATAACAACAATACTTTCCTCACCAGGGTGAATCCTATTACTCACGGAGACACCGCCATGCCTATTACCGATTGCGTCATTCTTCACGCTAACGATCACGGCGACATGAACAGTCAGATGGCTGCAGCAATGACTAACGGATGGAAACCTTTTGGCTACCTCCGCGTATCAAGTGGTGCGCCGTATGACTTCTATCAAAGTATGTACAAAGGCAATGACACTGATGTCGACAGCTATCAGGCCATCATCGCCAATAACCAGCAGCTCACAGTAAAAAACAGCGCCGGTACCGTATCAGCAACCGGCACCGCAGTAATCGCACAGAACACCCTGACCGGAATCAACCTGAATGCCACGACTGCGATGGTCACGAACACGCAGGTGCTTTCCATTCCGGTTACAGCTGGCGTGTTAGTCGCCATTGGCACAGCAACACGCTCAATCACACTTACCGTATCAGGTGGCTTAGTCACAGCCGCCTCAATCTCGTAGAGGTGAATCATGGCAACAGCTAAAGCAGATTACACAGAGCAGAAACAGTCAGCACTTCTGGATGCAGCAGTCGCTCTGGCAAAAACACCAGGTGTACATGCAGACGAAATCAGCATTCGCATTCAGCGCCTGAAAGAAACACTGAACGATATTGTATTTGCTGAAGACAAGTAGGCATTACAGGTGGCCTTCACTGAGGGTCATCGATAATGACAAAGGAGATAAGCATGTCGAGTGAAGCCAAGAAAATGGGACGCCCGACTGACTACCTTCCAGAAGTAGCTGAAGACATCTGCAATCTGCTCATGCTGGGCGAAAGTCTTCGCTCAATCTGCAAGCGTCCGGGCATGCCTGCTATCAGAACTGTCATGTACTGGTTACAGAGACACGAAGACTTCATGCAACAGTACGCGCGCGCACGTGAGGTTCAGGCTGAATTGCTGGCCGAGGAAATCATCACGATCGCCGACGACAGCAGCGGTGATGTCATCGTTGATGAGAATGGCAATGAACAGACCAACCATGAGCGCGTTGCACGTTCCCGGCTGCGTGTTGACGCCCGCAAGTGGTACGCATCCAAACTGGCACCGAAGCGCTATGGCGACAAGGTGACACATGAGCAGAACATTACGATCACCGATTTAACGGACGCTGAGTTAGATGCGCGTCTGCAGGAGCTTACCCATGCACAATCTCAGCCGGGAAGAGAAGATTGAGCTGGTAAAGCTGCTGGAAGAGAAGAAGCGCCGTGAAGGCGTGTATCGCTATCGCAACTTCTATCCTTCGCGTCACCCATGGCAAAAGAGATTCATTGCCAGCACCAAAGAATATTCACAGTCTGCCCTCATCGCTGCTAACCGTGTTGGTAAGACAGAGACAGCAACGTACATCGACGCTATACACGCAATGGGTGATTACCCGGAAGAGTGGGCAGGCCATAAGTTTGACCATGCCCCGCTAATTTGGGTGCTTGGTTACTCCGGTGAAAAGTGTCGTGACCTGTTGCAGACGCCAATCATTGGGCGCAAGACAGATAACGGTTGGGAAGGCGGCTTAATCCCCGGCGAGCTAATCGTCGGCGTAGAAGCGATGACAGGTACGCCAAACGCCGTCCGCTCTGTGTACATCAAGCACAAGTTAGGCAGCACAGCAAAGATTCAGTTCTGGTCCTACTCGCAGGGCCAGCACGCATTAATGGGTGACAGCGTCGACTGGTTTCACATCGATGAAGAACCCAAAGATGCCGACATATTCCCGCAGGTACTGACGCGTACAGCAACCGGTGACCGTGGAAATGGTGGTCGAGGCATCCTGACATTCACACCAGAGAACGGGCGAACCGACCTGGTTATCGGCTTCATGGACAATCCAAGCTCAGCGCAGACATGCATGAACGTTGGTTGGGATGATGCGCCGCACCTCAGTGAGAAAGTTAAGGCTGAGTTGCTTGCATCCTTCCCGGCTCATCAGCGTGACATGCGAACCAAAGGCATTCCGATGCTGGGCCATGGTCGCATCTATGACATCGCCGATGATGAAATCATGTGCCAGCCGTTCCCGTGTCCGGATCACTTCTTTGTTATCGACGGTCAAGACTTTGGCTGGGACCATCCGCAGGCACACATTCAGCTGTGGGAAGACCGCGATGAAGACATCATCTACGTCGCTCACGTCTGGAAAGCCCGCGAGAAGAAAGCCGATGAAGCATGGCGACTGGTTAAGCGCTGGGCTGAAGGCGTTCCTGTTGCATGGCCTCACGATGGTCATCAGCATGAGAAGGGCGGCGGTCAGCAGCTGAAAGAACAGTACAAGGCTGAAGGATTCAGGATGCTCGCTGAACACGCCACATGGCCTGATGGCAGCAACAAGGTTGAGCCTGGCATCCATGAGATACGCGAGCGCATGCTTGACGGAAAATTCAAGGTGTTCACCACCTGCCCGGAGTTCTTCGAAGAGTTCCGCATGTATCACCGCGACGAGCACGGCAAAATTGTCAAAACCAATGACGACGTTCTCGATGCGGTCCGTTACGGCGTGATGATGCGCCGGTCAGGAAAACAGATGTTCAGCATCAAATCCCCTCGCAAAAAGGCTCGCGTAGCCACCACTGATTACAACCTATTCGGGTGAATTTATGGGTATCGAAACCGCAACACTTGCTGCATATGCGGCGGTGGCTTCTGCTGCCGTGGGCGCTGGTACAGCTGTTTACTCTGCAACACAGAACAAAACTCCAAGCGTGAAAGACCCGCTCAAGCAGGGTGCTGATGCAGCCACAGCAGGCGCTGATGATCTGCTTCGTAAGAAATCACGTCAGGGCATCAATGCCAACATCCTTAGCGGTTCAGGTGGCGCAGGCAATGTCGGCGCATCCTCAACCGGACAGAAATCACTATTAGGCGGCTAGCATGGCTCAGGAAAACGACGAACTGCTTGACCAGATACTCCGTGACCAGTCGACGATGGAAACTTCCCGGTCAGCATGGGAGCAGCTCTGGCAGGAAGTAGCAGAGCGTTGTTTGCCGCGTGGTGCAGATTTCAAAGGTGAAATCCGCGATGGACAGAAGAAATCTGATAAAGCCATCGACTCCACGCCCATTGTGGCTCTTGAGCGCTTTGCTGCTGCCATGGAATCCGTTATCACGCCTCGTACGCAGACGTGGCACGGATTGCAGAATGAAAGATTCAGCGATGACACCGAGGTGCAGGAGTACTTCGAAGAGGTGACGAAAGTCCTGTTTCGTCTGCGCTACGCACCATGGGCCAACTTTGCTAACCAGATGAGTGAGAACTACATCTCGCAGGGCGCGTTCGGCAATGGCTGCATGTATGTGGATGAACTGCCCGGTAAGGGTATGCGCTACCTGACATATCACCTTCGTGAGATTTACTACGAAGAGAACTATCAGGGCATCGTGGATCTGGTTCATCGCAAGTTCAAACTCAATGCCCGTCAGGCGGTGCAACAGTTTGGCAAAGAGAACCTTCCCGAGAGCATTCAGCGCGCCTCTGAGTCAGCGCCGATGAGTAAGTTTGAGTTCATCCATCGCGTCTGCCCGAACAATGAGATTCAGTACGACGCTGAGAACCAGCCTCGACAGGATCACACAGGCATGCCGTGGGCCTCTTACTACATCTGCAAAGAGGGCAGAAAGATTGTCCAGCAGAGCGGCTATCACACGATGCCGTACTGCATTGGCCGCTATTACAAATCACCCGGCGAGACATATGGTCGTGGCCCGGGAATGACGGCACTGCCTGACATCAAAGTTCTGAACGAGATGAACAAGGAAACGCTGATCGGTGCGCAACTTGCGAACCGTCCGCCAATCCTCGTCGCCGATGATGGTGTGCTCGACACGTTCAATCTGACTCCAGCGGCTATTATTCCAGGCGGCATGAGTTCTAACGGCTCACCTCTGGCCGCACCTTTCACGTCCGGCTCTCAGCCAAACCTTGGCCTTGAGATGATGGACCAGAAGCGCCAGCTGATTAATGACGTGTTCCTGGTGACGCTGTTCCAGATTCTGGTGGATAACCCACAGATGACGGCGACAGAAGCCATGCTGCGCGCTCAGGAGAAAGGTCAGCTGATGGCACCGACTGCCGGGCGCATCATGTCCGAGCAGCTAGGACCGATGATTGAGCGTGAGATTGATATCTGCGCTCGCAATGGCCTGCTTCCTGACCCGCCGCAACAGCTTATCGATGCGGGAATGGAATACGACATCGACTACAAATCACCGCTGGTTCGTATGCAGCGCGCCGAACAGGGGCAGGGCATTCTTACCACGCTGGGCGTAGTCAGCCAGGCTGCACAGTTTGATCCGAGCGTGATTGGCCTTGTGAAATACGGCAAGGCAATCCGTGAACTGGCCGATATCAACGGCATGCCTCTATCGCTGTTGCTGACCGAAGAGGAAGAAGAGCAGGTTAAAGCAGCTCAGGCACAACAGGAGCAGCTGAACAACCTCCTCAACGCCGCGCCGAACATCGCCACAGCAGCTGACAAGCTGGCATCTGCCAACCAGAAAGCCAACACGCCACTACCCGCACCGCAATAACCACCTGAAGGGATGACATGAGCAGATTAATTCTGAGGCGTGCCCGCGCCTTCAGGGCGGTGTTTGGCACCACAAAGAACCGCACGCGAGATCAGGAAATTGTTCTCAAGGTGCTTGGTGACTTCTGCAGGGTGAATAAATCAAGCGTTACCGTTTCGCCCATTCACCGGCAGGTTGACCCACTGGCTACCTGTGTGGCTGAAGGTCGGCGCGAAGTCATCAACCGCATATCCCAGTATTTGCAGCTCGACCAGGAAGAGCTGATCCGCATCATCAACGAGGCAGAGAAAACCGATGTTTAACATTCGTGACCTTATTCGCGTTTACATGAACGAAGCAGGCGAAGGCGATCTGTCTGGCGCTGGTGAAGCCCAACAGCCCGGCACCGAAGGCCAGCCGCCATCAACCAGCACCAATCTGCTGGGCGGTGACGAACCGCAACAGGCTCCAGAGCCATTCCTGTCAGCACTGCCCGAAGAGGGCGATGCGGAAGGCTGGGGCAATGTCTGGAACAAGCTTGGACGCCCTGAAACAGCAGAAGGCTATGAGTTGCCTGTTCCTGAAGGTGACAGCGGCGAGTTCGCCGGTGCTGCCAGCGGAAAGATGCATGAGCTTGGGCTGAGCAAGTCGCAGGCTCAGGGCATTGCTGAGTGGTACAACAGCCAGCAGTCGCAGATGCTTGAGCAATTCAATCAGCAGCGTGAACAGCAGGCTACAGAGAATGTCGCCGCCATCCGCAAGGAGTGGGGCAACAACTTCGATGCCAACGTTGCAGTAGCCAACAAAGCCATCTCAGCCTATCTGGCACCTGAAGCCATTCAGGCGCTCAGGGATAGCGGTCTCGGCAGCAATCCTCACTTCGTTAAAGCATTCCACAAAATCGGCCAGTCGCTTTCCGAGGCGAAGGTCATCAATGGAGAGTCGTCTCAGAGCGGCCCCAAATCAACAGAAGACATCTTCTACGGAAGCAACTAAAGGAACCATAACCGATGGCTACTATTGGCAATACCGCCCTTACGTTGGCTGACTGGGCTAAGCGTCAGGACCCCGACCTGAAACAGGCTCGCATCATTGAGATGCTGAACCAGAAGAACCCTATCCTGCTGGATATGCCGTTCATCGAATCCAACGCGCCGACCCATCACCGCACCACCGTTCGTACCTCGCTGCCCGCCGCGCAATGGCGTCGCATCAACAAGGGTGTGAGCAAAGGCAAGTCGACCACAGCGCAGGTCGATGAAGCTGTTGCGATCATGGAAACCTACTCTGAGGTTGACAAAGAGCTGGCTGACCTGAACGGCAACACCGGCGCATTCCGCCTGTCTGAAGCTCAGGCCTTCATTGAAGGCATGAACCAGCAGATGGCATCGACTCTGTTTTATGGCAACAAGGCCACCGATCCGGCGTCATTTGATGGCTTCGCAACGCGTTATAACGATAAGGACGCAGAGCGAGGCAAGAACATCATTGATGCAGGCGGCACCGGCAGCAACCTGACTTCGATCTATATCGTTGGCTGGGGCGAGCAGACTGTGCACGGCCTGTACCCGAAAGGCTCAAAGGCAGGTC